ACTCAGGTTACACCCTTTTCAGGTGGTAGTGATATAAACATATTCGATACAAATGCTGTGTTAGATACATCAAAAAAAGTAATTGATAATGTAAGAGATATATTAAGAGGTTGCAGAGGTTATTTACCTTATGTTCAAGGTAAGTATAAATTAGTCATTGAAACTACAGGATCAGCCTCAATAGCTTTAGATGAAGATGATATTATTGGTGGGTATTCTTTATCTTCACCTACAAAAAATTCTAAATACAATAGAGTTATAGCAACATTTATTAATCCTGATCGTAACTTCCAAGCAGATCAAGTTACATTTCCACCAACAGATGATAGTGGTTTGGCATCAGCAGATAGACACGCAACTATGAAAGCGGCAGATGGAAATTTTTTACTAGAAGGAAAATTTGACTTTAAGACGATCACAAGTCCATATCAGGCGGAAGAGATGGCTGAGATTATTCTCAGACGAAGTAGAGAATCTTTAGGTCTTAGTATTGTTGCTGGATTTAATGCTTATCAATTACACATAGGAGATATTGTAAATATAACATTATCTAGTTTAGGTTTTTCTACAAAAGCATTTAGAGTTATACAAATGACTTTTAATGAAGATTATACAATTACTTTACAATTAGTTGAACACCAAGATAGCCATTATACTTTTGCATCAAAAACACAAGTTTCATCTACACCATCAACAACTTTACCAAATCCTTTTGTGATACAACCACCAGCATCAGTTACTCTTTCAGATGAAATGATAGAATACGCAGATGGAGTTGTTATAACGAGATTAAATATATTAATAGGTGCTAGTCCTGATTCTTTTGTTTCAAATTATCAAGTTGAGGCTAAACTAAGCACAGAGTCAAATTTTAAAATTATTTCTGTTGGAACACAATTAAACCATGAATTTTTAAATGTAATTGATGGTGCAACTTATAATGTAAGAGTAAAAGCAATAAATAGTTTTGGTGTAAATTCAACATTTACAACTGCAAATCATACAGTAGTTGGTGCAACCGAAACACCATCAGATGTAACAGATTTATCAGTTAGTATGGTTGGTTCAAATCAAATGGAGTTGTCTTGGACTCCTGTAACAGATTTAGATATTTCTTGGTATGAAGTAAGATTTCAAGATGTTACAAGTGGTGCAACTTGGAATGAAAGTACACCTATAGCAAAGGTTGTAAGAAGAAAATCAAACAGTTTAGTAGTAAATGCACAGATAGGTTCATACTGCATAAAAGCTGTTGATAAATTAGGTAACAGTTCTGCAAACGCATCTATCGTATCAACTAATATTTCAGGATTGCAAAACTTTCAAAATGTTTTAACTTTGAGTGAATAATGGCAGATTTTTTAGGAACAAGAGATAGTAATGTTGCAATATCAGAAGATAATGCTGGTAGAAAAGTATTGATATTAGATACAATCACTCAATTTGACAGCACAGTTGGTAATTTTGAATCTGCTGAGGGTTTATTTGATTTAGGTGGCACAGACTCAACATCAAATCCAACAAATTTTAATGGTAATATACAATCATCAGGATTTTATACATTTAACAATACTCTCTCATTAGATCAAATTTATGACACTAATTTAGGTGCTGTTATAGGCATGAGTTCTGAAGATGAATATGATTTATTTGATTCAGGTAGAGGTGCATCATTATTTGAAGATGCTAAAGCACCTTTTGATGGTTCTCCTGAAATACAATGTGGAGCAGAAGTACAAGTTGGTTTTGATAATTCAAGTTTAGCAAATATAACTACCTTTCAAAAAATTGCTCAACAAAGCACAATAAAAGGTAAATTTTTTAAATTTAGATGTAAAATAACAAGTGATGATAATAAGGTCAGAGCAAAAGTTCACACCTTACAAGCTAAAGTAAATATGGAGAGAAGAACTGAGGCTGGACAAGATGTAGTTTCAAGTGCATCAGGAACAACCATAACATTTACCAATGCTTTTTATGCAACTCCATCAATAGGTATATCAGCACAAGGATTAGTTTCAGGCGACTATTATCAAATTACAAGCAAGTCTAAAACAGGCTTTACAATTCAATTTTATAATAGTAGTAATGTTGGGATAAGCAGAACTTTTGATTATCAAGTTGTAGGACATGGCTTGAAATCTTAACAAAAATAAAATAAAAGGAATATATGAGTCAAGTTTCAGATGTAGAATTAGCAAATCAGGGTTTTGCAAGTTTTAGAACAGAATTGAATAATATATTAGGTGCTTTGAATACTCAGCATGTTGGAAGTTCAGCACCGGGTTCTGTTGCGGCTGGTACAATTTGGGTTGATAATGGAACCTCAGGAGTTTTAAAAGTTAAAATAAATGATGGTTCTGATAATGTAGAGTTATTTCAAATCAACATCTCGTCAAATGCTGTAACTAGCACAATGTCAGTAACAGGAACTATATCAGAAACAGACCCAAATGCTTTACCATTGGCTTTAGCTTTAGGATAGGAGATTAAATGGCGAATACTTTTAAACAAATAAATTTTGCGGCAGAACCGGCTAGTGCTGGAACACCTTATGTTGTCTATACGACAGCCTCATCAACGACAACAGTTATTATTGGTCTAATGCTTACTAACATTCACACAACATCTGTAACAACAGAAGTTGAATTAGTATCTACAACAGCAAATAGAGGTGGTGCAAACAATGTAGCAAATGGAACTTCTTTTTTAGTAAAAGATGTAAGTATTCCAAATGGATCAACATTAGAACTTTTAACAGGCGGTAAAGTTGTTATGGAGGCTGGTGATGCAATTAGAATAGATTGTTCTGTTGCAGATAAACTTTCAGGTTCTTTATCGGTTTTAGAAATAACATAGGATTATAAATGCCATTTATAGGAAGAACACCTACAGCAGTACCTTTAACAAGTTCTGATATTGCGGCAGACATAATTAACAACACACACATTGGCGATACTGCTATTTCAGGTTTTGATGCTTTAGCAACCGCACCAGCAGATACAGATGAGTTTTTAATATCTGATGCTGGTACATTAAAAAGAATTGATGCTAGTTTAGTTGGTGGTGGTGGTATTACAGAGGCAGATCAATATAGATTATCTGCATCTTTAAGTTCTAATGTTGACCCAATTAGTTCAAATTTAGAAAGAGTTGATGATGCAAGTTTTGCTAAAATAGGAACAGGAATGTCGGTATCATCAGGAGTTTTTTCTTTTGCTACTACAGGAATATACAGAGTATCATATTTTTTTATTATAAATTGCACATCTGCTGATAATGGTGTTGTTAGTGCTTATGTTACAACAAATGATGGTGGTGCTTGGGATTTAGTGGCTGTTGCAACTGCTGGTGCAAATACAAGTTCTGGTGCTGGAAATACCGGTTCTGCATCTGCTGAATTTCTAGTAGATGTAACAGATGTTTCAAATGTAAAAGTAAAATTTGTGTCAACAAGTTTATCTAATTGTTCTATCTCAGGAAATACAGATTATAGTGATACAGCTTTTTCTTTTATAAGATTAGGAGATACATAAAATGGATTATTTACAATTAGCTTTATTAACTTTTAATAAAGAAATACCTCAATGGTTTGGTTGGAAAACGCATGATGATGATGGAAACAAAATTCCTAATAAAGATCGAATGCAATATAAATATATAAAATTAAATGACGAAACAGCAATTATGCCAAGCGAGGCAGAGGTAAATGCAAAAATACAAGAATTAAAAGATGCAGAAACACAAAAAGCAAATGATAAAATATCTGCACAAAACAAATTAAAAGCATTAGGATTAACTGATGCAGAAATAGAGGCATTATAATATGCCATATATTGGAAAAGAACCAGCAGTAGGAAACTTTGTTAAATTAGATGCAATAAGTACATCTTCAACAAACACATATAATTTAACTTTAGACTCAGTTGCATTTACACCTGAGTCTGCAAATCACATGCTTGTTAGTTTAAATGGTGTAATTCAAGCACCCCTAACATCTTTTTCTGTATCAGGTTCAACAATTACTTTTTTACCATCATCAGGAACTTTATCTTCATCAGATAGCATTGACTTTATTATGGTTTATGGAAATGTACTTGATATAGGAACTCCATCAGATTCTACAGTTACAAATGCTAAAACAAATTTTGTTTCAACTTCATCTGCGGCTGGATTACAAATAAAAGGTGATGGAACTACTGACGGAACTCTACAATTAAACTGTTCTCAAAATTCACATGGAATAAAATTAGCCTCTCCAGCACATTCAGCAGGTCAATCATATAAATTAATTTTTCCATCAGGAAATGTAACTGCTGGTAAATTTTTAAAAGTAGATTCAGTATCAGGGTCAGGCACAACAGGGATTGGTACAATGACTTTTGCTGATGCTGGTGGTGGAAAAATTTTGCAAGTTGTTAGTGCAACCGACAGCACAGAAAGATCAACAACATCAACTAGTTTTGCATTAAATTCATCTACCTTAACTCTTAATATAACTCCAGCATCAACTAGTAATAAAATTTATGTAGTAGCAAGTTTTAATCAAAAAGTTCAAGCTAATGATGGTGTTTTTACAATTTTTAGAGATAGCACAAATTTAGGTTCAGATGTTTATGGACTTAATTATATTTTATCTCAAGGTGGTTATTGGTTAGGTGGACAAACAATTTCTGTTATTGATACACCATCATCAACAAGCTCATTGACATATCAAGTTCGTTTTAGGTCAGGGAGTGGAAATACTATTACTTTAAATCATGGGGCAACTTTAGGAAATATAACTGCTTTTGAAATAGAAGGATAATTATGAAAATTAAAAATAAAAATGATATTGATATTGCTTATACAATATTACAAATTAATCCAAATGCTGTATTTTCAATAAGTGGAGATGATGTAAATAGAATTGAATGGTTAGAAGGAACAAATCAAATTTCTAATGAAGATATTTTAGCAAAACAAACAGAATTAAAAACTGCTTACGATAATAATAAATATCAAAGAGATAGAGCAACAGAATATCCATCAATAGAAGATCAATTAGATATGCAATATTGGGATAAAGTAAATGGAACTTCTACTTGGCAAGAAAAAATAAATGAGATAAAAAATAAATATCCAAAGGAATAAAATTATGCCATTAGTAAAATTAAACGCAACATTAGGTCTTATAGGAGCATTACCAGCAGTATCAGGTGCAAATCTAACAGGAGTAAGTGCTGGAAAAGTTTTGCAAGTTGTTTCTGCTACATCTAATACTCAAACACAAGTTACTTCATCAACTTATGCTGACACAGGATTATCAGCCGCAATAACACCAGCCTCAAGTAGTAATAAAGTTTTAGTAATGTTTTCTGATTGGATAAGACATCAATGGGGTGGAACTTCTTATATGGGCGGTAACTACAATATAACAAGAGGCAGTACAATTATTTGGCAAGGAGATGATTCTTCAACTGAAAAATTAGGTCTATACCATTATGGAGTAGCAACAAACTTTAATTTAAAATGGAATTTTACAGGAAGTTATTTAGATACTCCAAACACGACTTCTGCAACAACTTATAAAACACAACATAAATTAACATTTGGTACTGCTGGTTACATAGAATCTCAAAGTAATAATGCAGTTGCAAATATAACTTTATTGGAGATTGAAGGATGATAACAGAAGCTATTTTAAAAATAAATCCAAATGCAAAAGTAAGTGTTAGGGGTACTGATATTGATGATTGTGAAATAATTTGGTTAGAAGATACAACTCCAATATCAAAAGAAGATATAAAATCAAAAATGGTAGAAGTACAGGCTGAATATGATGCTGATGAATGGAAAAGAAAAAGATTAGTTGAATATCCATCTATAATAGATTGTATTCACGCATTATTAGATGGTGGCGATACACTTACAGAACTACAAGAAAAAAGACAGGCAGTAAAAACAAAATATCCTAAACCATAGGAGTCTTAATGCAACTTTCAAAACATTTTAAATTAGAAGAATTTGAAAAATCAATGACAGCTACTCGCAAAAATATTGAAAATAAAGCTGGATCAGGTGAAATAAAAAATCTTACAGATTTATGTTATGGAATTTTAGAACCTGTAAGAGCAAAGTTCGAAAAACCAATCACAATAACATCAGGATATAGAAGTCCTGAGTTATGTGAGGCAATAGGTTCAAAAGCAACATCACAACATACAAAAGGAGAGGCGGCAGATTTTGAA